GTTAGTGATCTGGACTCATGTCCGGTGACAAGAATACCCGTAATGGCTAGCCTAGGTTGTCACGTTAAGGGATTCACGGTCCCTCATCCTGACCTACAGCATCCAGAAACACTATTAGCTGGGTTCTTCAAGAGAGTCGCCGTCGCTCCTCCTGACTCTGAGGAAGAAGTTTTAAGACGGTTTTATTTACATGTGTGGGAGTATTTACCAAAACACTTTAAGCCACTCCCGTTTGACGCTGACATTAGCTACGACACCTGGATAAACGAGTCTGATTATCCGCTTTGGCGGAAAACAGAATTGACGACCACCTGGGATGCGGCCAGTCGGCAATTGAAACCCGAGCACTTCGTTGTGCAAGGATTCGCTAAAGATGAATGTCATCCGACGTATAAACACGTTAGAACCATTAACTCTCGACACGATTGTTTCAAGTGCTATTCAGGCCCCATCTTTAAGGCGATAGAAAAAGTGGTGTTCGCCAAGAAAAGCTTTATAAAACATATGTCAGTTGATAAAAGACCTGCATACATTGTGGAAAGACTCAATAAAATATCTGGAAGAACGATCGCCACGGATCATGTTTCCTTTGAGTCATGCTTTGTCAGAAGACTTCAAGAATGTGCAGAAATGCAATTATATGATTACATGACAAAGAATTTGCCCTGCCACGATGAATTTATGCGAGCTGTTAGGCGTGCCCAGCTTGAGGAGAATGATATTAGATATTCCTCCTTTAATGCTGTGGTTCCGCCAGTGCGACTGTCAGGCGAAATGGATACTTCGCTTGGAAATGGCTTCACGAATCTTGTTTCCTTTGATTTTGCTTGTACTGAAGCCGGTTCATTTGGATGGAAAGGAGTTGTCGAGGGGGATGACGGGCTTTTTAGCGTGTCTGGTCCCTTGCCTACCTCCGAAACATTCAGATCGATCGGCATGAACATCAAACTTGAAGTATGTGACTCGATAAGTGAAGCTTCCTTTTGCGGCTTAATCTTCAACGAAGATGAGCAAATTTTGATCAGGGATCCTAGGAGGGTCCTGGTTGATTTTGGATGGACATCCGGCAGATATGTCGGGGCCCGTTCACGCAAAAGGTTGGCATTGCTCAAATCAAAATCCCTCTCTGCACTGTATCAATTTGCAGGCTGTCCGATTGTGCAAGAACTTGCGCTTTATGGACTAAGAATGTCCGAGGAGATTGGAATCTATGATATACTTAAAATCATCAACTCCAAAGGACTGACGCAGTACCAGAGAGAAACATTAATACACGCACTTGAGAAGTATGATGCGGGTGAATACACTGAAAAGCCTACAGGAATGAAAACCCGCCTACTTGTAGAAAAACTCTACGGGATTACGGTGGAAATGCAGCTTCAATATGAAAAATACTTGAAGGCTCAAACGACGCTGCATCCACTGGATCCTCTTGCACTCGACGAAATACTGCCATGGCAATGGCATGATTATTCGACGAGATATGTCGTGTACCTTCGCTCTGGCATGTCAACAAACTGTCCATTCCTAGATAAGCCAATAGATATATTGGTGGATTGGCCAGAGTGTGGATATGTCAGGAGGCGATATAAGAAAAGAACAAAAACATGAACTAGGGGTGTAGTGCGCTACCTAGATCTACTCTGAATATGGTTTTTCCGACTGATCCAAATAGTCGGAGGTCGTAAGCTTTGGAGACTTTAAATCCAGCCGGG